TCTCAGCCGAGCCTGTAACACTGGCATATCGCCCACAGCAAACGTGCTGGTGTTAGGATCAAAATAATCATACATACTGCTGTTAAATCCATTAAGTCGCTCAGTCAAGACTTTAGCTTCGCCAGCGTTGTCAGCCGCTTCGTATAATGTCCTTGTTCGCTGCCGTCTATCTCGTTGGGCGTCCTGCAATGCGATCTGAACCATGCCCCAGTTTTCATTCTTTACGGCCTGACCTCCAGCAACATTCCGCGCAGCGACTTGATACCTTTCGCCTAGCGTTCTGGTTATTGGATCGTTTGGGTTTATGCCAATCCTTCGTAAGTCTTCTTTGACTCTTCTTTGGGCAGCGTTTCTTCTAGCCCATGAAGTCCCAGCTACATCAGGTATAAGATTAATCAACTCCCGTAGCCCCATGCTAGCCGCAAGCGCCCCAACATTGAGATTTTGCCATTCACCTGATTCGGGATTTATCGAGCCTTCGTATCTTCTACGGAGCGAATCGTATTCCTCTTTCAATGCGTCCGGTAATTGTTCATTGTTCTCACGCGCAGCCAGGTTCGCATCATAAAGAGCTTTCAATCTTGACACTTCCAGCGCTGTTGGTTGGTCGCCATCTGTGCGCTCACGCCCCCCCATAAATTCCAAAAGTGGCTCCATTCCGTATTTTGTTGCCGCGTGGTCTAATCCGACAAAAGGGCTGAATGCTATTGCTGAAAGGCCAGCACCGCTCGCAGTTTTAGGGGTGTAAATTAAGTCGCCAGCAGACTCATTCCATACGCGAGTTGCATTAGCGAGTTGTTGTTGAAGATGCTCGCCACTTTGCTGTGACTCATACATTTCGTTGCCAAATTTAAACCCAGCCCTTGCTAAATCGACCACGCCTGACCCAGCCACAATGGGTAGCTCAAGAGCGCCAATTCCCACATCTGCTATCGCCGAAAATAATTCTGACCCAGTAATCGGCTCATCCCTAACTGGAAACCTCTCTGAAACCGTTGGCCCTGGCTTTCGCCACCAATCAGCAAATGATCGTCCAGTGTCTAACGCCTCTTCCGTCCTAGTTGCTGGATAAAGCATTGCCGCCCTTGCATCGAAATCCATAACATCAGAACCGACAGCCTGATTCCATTCATTTCTAACCTGAGCGATTGCATCTCTAGCTCCCTGATTGAGCGGCTCACCCGTTCTACCCAATCTGCCATGTTGCGACCACCCCATGATTTCGCTTACTTGGTCTGCGTTAAAAGTGACAGATTCAGGCATCAACTCTGGCAAAAGTTCAACAAATTGATAGCTACTATCATCAGCCATTATTATCTCCCCTGAAATGGAATGTCCGTAGAGCGGGAAACGCCAAGCGTTCTAAAAGCGTCGGTTACGCCTAGTCTGTCATAGGCGTCAATGGGGCTTTCTTGTCCAAATGCACTATCCCAATCTGACCCGAAAGAGTCTGCCACTTCTTCAATGTTATTTATCAAAATGGCTTCTATTGACGCAGCGTCACCCACATCACCGCCAATGGCTATCAGGGCATTATTTAAATCAGTATCACTAATTCTGTCTGACGTTCCCTGCATGGCCTTCGCTTTTTGGTACGCGAGATTCATCATTAACGCTCTAAATTCCGCACCCCGAATACCAAGTTCGGTTAGTTGCTTTTCGACGTTGGCTCTTTCCGAACTTGTCAAGTCAGTGTTTATGCCTTCTACCGACGCTACAAATTCCAAGTTCTGTTTTAGTCCGTTCCAAACACTCCCAATCTTCGCCACAAAAGTGTTAGATGCTGGCTGACTGCGTAACGACGATACAGCGTTGGCCGCTCCACGGATGAATGTCTTATTAATCATCTCGCGCTCAAGAAACGAGGCTTCAAGGTCAGGCATCCCCATATCTTTTAGGCTAGAAGCGGCATAATTAACCGAAAACATATTTTTTGGTCTGCTGTCGCCTTCTAATAGTTCCCCTTTATAATTCTGAACGCCGCCAGTGGGAGACACATAAACGGTTTCCATTGTCCCGTCTGGATTCAGTGAAGCCATCGGCTTCCATTCGGTAGGTGTATTTAGATCCTGTTCCAATTTCTGAATTTGCAAATCTTGTAACTCTTGTCTCCCAGCATTCTCGCTCAAGCGCTGCGCCATCATCGCCCCCCACTGAGGGTCAATCGCTGTCAACGCTTGAATAGTTTGAATCTGGCTTTGAGGGCTTCCGTCATAGGTAGCAATAGCCTGATCGAAAAGCTCGCTTTTTGTTTGCATCGGCAACCCTTTTTCGACACCGAGCTTCCTAACATTGTCTATTATGCTTGGAATATTTTGTGCAGCGCCCTGAGCGATTGCTTTCAATCCAGGCCGATAACCTTCAAACGGTTGACCCTGTACCTGACCTGTTGCAAATAGTCGAGCGTCCCTCTGTTGCTTATTTTCAAGGCCGAGATCAGCTTTGATATTTGGCAAGCCGCTTAGGGCGTAATCTGTAAGAGTGCTATTGATTGCCATGATTTACCTCGAACCGACCTGATATGGATAAACTTTACTCAAAAGGTTCTCAAAAAAGTTGCCTTCTGAATTTGAGGACGCCCCGCCTAATGCCGCCGCATCTCTGTTTGCATCAGCAGTTTCTTGTGCTATAAGCAAATCAAACAAACCCTTCATAGTTTGATTTCTGAGGTTGACTGCGCCGCCTTTCGCTTGCATATCATAATCAAGCGCGGTTTGACCCATGCCCAACCCGTATTGACCTAGCTGACGACCTGCCGTCGTAGCCATGTCAGCAATATTGAGTGAAGGCTGTGCAGATTGGAGCAACATTCCCTGTGGAGCATAGGATTGCTGAATCATCTGTCCACCAATGTTTGCCCCCAATTCTTTCTCAGCGGCAAGCTGTTGCATTGCTGCAAGCGATTGCTGGCTTCTGAGTGATTGGTCATCACGCGCCATGCCGATTCCCTGCGCTCGCTGATTCGCAAGCATTTGTGCGTCTTGTCGCGCCAACCCCATTGCAGCAACGGCATCTGCGCTCTGTTGCTCCTGCATGGCCTTAGAAAGCGCTAATTGCTCTGGTGAGCCACCAAATTGAGCAGTTTGAAGACCCATTCGGCCTTGATTGAAAAGATTTTGGTTGAGGGCTAACTGCGCTCGTTCATTTGCTGGCGCTCTCATTGCTTGCATTCGGTCAAAAGCGCTTTGTTCCGTAGCCGCAAGATTTTCTGCCGAAAACGGATCAGTCAGAGATTGGTTTGCGCCGATATAGCCTTGTTGTTGCAAGTCACGGTATGTCCTGCCGAGAGCATCCTGATCTCCGACTTGAAGCATATTCATTAGGTCAGCTTGACCACTTCTCAAATTTTGCTCAGGAAGTCCTGTCGCTGGATTGATAGTCCCGTACTGGCCTCGACCAAGCACAGCATCCATTAAGGTTGAGCCGCCAGTTCTCAGAGATTGCTCTATGGCTTTTTGCTCTGGGGACAGCGCAAAAGTTGTGTCTCCCGCCGCCGTTGTTGTCATGGTTCCTGGAACGGAGGAAACCGTGAACGGCTTAAACCGAGTATCACCAGCAACAGTATCGTATAGCGATTGTCCGGCTGGCATACCGATAAACTCTTGCGCATCATCGCCAGCATCTTCTAACGCTTTGACTGCTGCTTCTTGGTTTGCAATTTGACCAGCAACGCCAATAGCTGTTTTGTTTTTGTTGAGCCAGTTAGTGCCTTTATTCCAGATATCATCCCAATCCATCAGTATGTTCCTCCGTCAATCGTCACGGCGCTAAAAGTGCCTGAAACCGACAAATTCACAGCAGTTGCACTTCCGGTTAGAGCGGGACTCGCCAAATCAGCTTTCGAGTTTACCGCTGTGACCAAATTATTAAATTCAGTAGAAAACTCACTTCCTTTTATAACCTTATTAGCGGAACCTGACGGCAAAGAATCCTTGCTTCCGAAATTAGTTGTGACCGTATAATTTGACATCTAATTGATCCTCCCGATTAGGGAATGTATGTTCAGTTCTTGAAACGCAATTTCGTTACCGTTCACGTTAGTTGTAAGGCCAACCGTGACAACGCTGCCGCTCCCGCCTGTATTTACCTTTTGAGTATTAATCAGATTCAGGCTCGAAGAATACTCAGCCGTAGTGTTGAATTCAGAAATATTGAACTGACCAGAACTAAATCCAGGTAACGAATAAACCTGTGATTGATAATCGCCTTTATAGTCGTAAGCCCAATTTAATGTGACATTCGCATCTGCGCCGCTGAACGTGGTTACATTAACTTTCTTTAAAAATTTAAGTCTTGAAGAATCGCCGAAACTTAACGGATGCGAAAAGTATTGTAAATTGTAGGACGAAGTATTGTCTGTATAGGAATCATATTTTGCAATTCCAGTGGCGACTCCGAGATACAACTCGTCGGCATCAGTAACGGCGAAGCACAGCGGAGCGATAGAATTCCATGTCGTAGTTCTGTAACTTCCGTCCTGCAAAGGAAATCTTGTATCGAAACAATACAACACGCCGCTAGACGGAAAATTAATCAGAAAAAAAGCATTATTTGCATCGTATATTGATTTGATATTTCCGGTTTCAGACCCAATTCTTGCTTGAATATCCGTATTGACATTTTTGGATATGTCTCCAATCGGTGAGGACTTTTCCTGAATTGTTCTTGATAAACTTCTAACGCCAGAAAAATCCATAAACAATATGTCTTTGCCCGTTGACTGAATCGCATCACGCGAAACGCAACCAATATTCAAAATGGTGTCAGAAAGAGCCATTGAAGAGGGTGTTCCAGCACCCGAATACACTAATGTTGAGCGCTTGCCTAAAATTATGAGAAAATTGTTGTGAGCAACGATAGCGGTTATTTCGTCGAAACCGGAAGGCCATACAGTCGTTAAATCGAGCGAACCACTTGAACCGCCCGACCAATCAACCCCATCAAGCAAATCTGACCAATAAAGTGTTTGCTTGTTTCCAGTAACATCAGCAGCCCAAATACGCCCGAAAGCAGCAATGCAAGCGTGTGCGCTTGGAGGAGTCCCCGCAGCCGAACCATGAGCCGCTATCGTAGTTAAGGCGCTTGTGGCCGCATCATAAACGAGAGGAAGATGACCTCTTTGGAAAAAGTAAAATTTGTTAGCCAAACTTGCCATAGACCAGTTGTTAGCACTGACTGTTAAACTTCCTGTAATATCTGTGAGCGTAGAAGTTCCCGAAAATATTTTATTGTTGCCCGTGGAAAAAACGACCTTTGTTCCATTGGTCTGCACAAATTCGCCAACGCTTTCTATACCCGCTGACGATCCCAAAACAGTTGGCCCGTTCGTAGACACCATCGTATAGCCTTTGCGTGAGGCTATCCTTCCTTCCTTATCAATTATGCAATTATCTGCAATCGCGCTAAAAGAAGGCTCCTGCAACAAAGGCGCTTGCTGAGTGTTGATACCAGCAAATCCAGGGGCAGAGATGGTTATGTTTTGTAACGGTTGAGCCATCAGCAAGCCTCGTAAGTCAATTCGCTTGGATATTTGTTAGCGTCAATGGCAATCGCATCCGTTAAAGCAATGCTCGCCAAACCAAATTGTTCTGCCGCTGATTGACCGCCAGTTTCCCCGCGCTCTCGCAACGCAA